GCTACTTGGAATACGTAATCCACGGAATAACTTGTTAGTAAAGTACTTTAAGTCATCAATTTCGCCAATATTCTTACCGCCTTCTAGCATTGTGACGTCTGATCCTTTGCCGTCTGCTGTTTTGGGGAAGAAGTAATCTTCGTTAATGCTTAGAGGGTTGTATGCAGAGTCTATGACGTTCTGTCCGCCTCCTGTTTGTGACGGAATACGGCGTTGGTGGATTTCGTTCTTAACACGCTCAACAAAAGCCATAGCCAAGTGACTTGGCATGTTTCCTACGTCAATATGGAACACACGGCGCTCTGGAGCACGTTGTATACGATAGATAAGGATAGCATCTTCTAGCAATTCCTTCTGTTTGTATACTTTAAATATATTTTCTAACAAACTATTGCCAAAAGGAAAGTTTTGATCTAGTCCTTCGGACAAAGATAAATGTACCATATGCTTGGCATCAATAGCATTTTCTTTATATTGAATGCCAAAACGGTTGCCACCACCCGAACCACCACCTGTACTGCCTCTTTGGCCGCCACTTGAGCCTAAATATCCGCTCGCAGGCAAAGGGCCGCCACCAGTTTGACGTGGATTCATGTTAGGTGTTATTTGTGTAGCAACTAAATTTTCAAAATTAGGTGCTAGATCTTTAACAATATACTGTTCTGGCTTTTTGCCTTCGCTTTCATTAACAATTACTTTGATTAAATTGCTAGGATCTATCCAACTCCATTTTTGATTTTCTGGATCTCGAATGAAAAATGCATCGCCGTATTTGAATACATTGCGTACAATACGGAAAATACGTGTGTCAAACTTTTGTAACTTACACCATTGCTGTAGATATTCACTTAAAACACGAACTTCTACGTTAGTTGCTTTATGACGCCAGTTAACTTCAAATGGAACATTGCTTCCTTTGATCTTTTGTGTACAAAATTCTGCTAAAATATCCAAAGCCGCATTAACTTCAGGATCGCTATCCATAACTTCGTACTGTTGGTAGCGTTCAATTCGATTTGGACTACCAGTATAAACATCAGGAAGATACGAACTATAGTTAGTACGTGCAGGACCCGGGCGGCTTCCACCGCCTTGACCGCTGATAGGACCTAATGTTTCTCCATTTAATGGAACTGGTGTGAAGTATTTTTTCCAACTCATCGATTTTTATCCTTGAAGCCTGTTGCCACTTAGACTCTTAGTTGCTTTAACTTGCCTGTGTGCGGCATCAGCAGTATCGGCAGTATGGCTAACTAGCTTTTCTATACTTCTATTTAAGTGAACAAGCTGTTCTTTCAGGTCTTTCATGGTTACATCTGCTGTTACAGGAGCTGTTTTCTTTTGCTTATCTGCATCATCTTCTTTTTTCTCTGGAGCTTTTGGAGCTGGTGCAGGAGCTGGAGGAGGAACTGGAGGTTTTGGAATTTCTGGAACTTTAGGTATTGATTGTGTAGATAGTTTATCTTGACGCTCAAACATTGACTTATCCATAGTTTCTTTAGGAGTCGCCGCTTGAATTTGTTTCATAAGTGCTTCTTTTTCTGCAGGACTTGCAGTTGCACTCATTGTCATTGCTTGTTTTTTTAATTCGTCTAAGTTAGGTTGTTTTCCAATTAAACTTTGTGCTCCTTCTAACCCTGGCATCTTATCGCTTACATTGAAACTACCGCCTACACCTGGCATGTTTTTCATCATGTCTTGCATTTGCCCTGGCATGTTTTTCATCATGTCTTGCATTTGCGGTGTTACATTAGGCATACCTTTAGACATACTGCCTAGCATTCTTGTCATTTGATCTTTAGTAGCAACCATTTCTTCGCCGTGCAGTATTGCAGGTGTACCTTTACCAAATTGCTCAAACATACCACCAAACGATCCACCTTTTATAAAATCATCAACACCTGGACTACCGCCCGCACGTTTAACTATGTTACCGTTTTCATCAATTTTAGTTTTAGTTTCTGTGGGTTGTGGTTTTAATCCTACTGCATCTTGTGCAGTTGTACCTATTTTATCTATACCGCCACTAACTTTGCCAGCAGTGCCAACTGTATCAGACAAAAATTTATTAAATTTGTTTAAATTTTCAGAAGTAGGAGCAAGTTTATCATTAACATCTTTAAATTTACTAGCTAGCCCAGCACTCACATTGCCAAGAGCCATATCTGCAGAATTTAGTGCTCTGCCTGTTCCTGCACCCGCTACATCTTTACCAGTATCTACATCTTTACCTTGTGTTTGTCTATCTGCGGCACGCTGTTGTGTAGCAATAACTTGTTCGCTAGTTGCTGGTTTGCCTGTTTGTTGTTGAATTAATCCAGCAGTTGCTAGCTTGCCTTGAATTTCTTTGTTCTCGGAGTACATTTTTCTAGCGGCGTCACCACTAGCACTACGGTCAAATGCTAACTTATCTCTATATTCTTTACTTGATTGATATTCTACTACGTGCTGTTTAGCTAGTTCCATTGCATCTGCGGCAGCTTTTTTCTCTGCATCTGTACGAGCATTCATTTGTTGCTTCAATGCATTTTCAAATTCTTTACCTGCCGGGCCTAACGCACTCATAGCGGCCGCACCTTCTTTAGTACGAACACCGCCTGTTACAATTTCACTAGCTAAATCTTGTACACCTTCACCTAATGTACCAAAAGTTAGTTGAGCTTTCTTATAGTTTTGTTGTTGCTGATCGTCCATTTGCAACAATGTTGCTTGAACGTCTGCTTTGCGCATTTGTTTTTCAAGATCATTAGCTTGTTGTTCTTTACTCTTACCAGTAATCTTAGCTAATCGATCCATTTCATCAGCAAGTTCGATAGCACTTTGAGTAGCACGAGCCGCACGTTCTTTATCTTGCAACATGCCTGCACGACTGTTTAATGTTACTAATGACGTTGCTTTGTTAAAATCTTCAACAGTTGTACCACTTTGCATTAACTGTTGTGCTAAACTACCTTGAACATCAGTTTGTTCAAGTACTGCTTGATTTAATTTTAATTGATTCTGTACACCTTGACTAACACCTTGGCCTAATCCAGCAAAGTCTGTGCTGTTTTTACGAACCATTTGTTGCAAATCGCCCAATTGCATATGAGCGCCAGCGGCACCTTCACGTAATTTTCCTACATCATTAGTAAAGTTAACACCAGATTTACCCATCTGGTTAATGGAATCATTAGCATCTGTTACGTATTTGGCAGTTCCTCCGAATACTTCACCTATTTTTGGAAATACTTTACTAACAATACCAGCACCATCTTGTAGTGCATCAGATGCACGATACTGACTAGTCATTAATTTGCCAGTAGAATCTGCTAGTCCAGCACCAAATCCTTTGGCGGTACTATCGCCGCCACCACTGCTTTGTTTAGGAGCAGAATTTCCTCCACCAAAGTTTCCACCACTTCGTAGAGCATCGGCCAAATCTTGTATAGATTCTCTCGATAAGGTTACTGGTTCAGATGCGGCCATAAGAAATAAAAATCCTTAAAATATGCGTATATAAATACTTGATATTATATTTATCAGGAGCCAAAAATGGCCAATAATCCCTTAGCACAACACTTTAGACAACCAAAAATCTTTGTAAAATTACCTAGTCAAGGAGTCTACAGCAAGCCAGGTACGATTCAAGGCGATGTTAATAGCATTCCAGTATACGGTATGACCGGCATGGATGAAATTATCATGAAAACTCCTGATGCATTATTAACTGGAGAAAGCAATATTCGTGTTATTGAAAGTTGCTGTCCTAGTATTAAGAATGCTAAAGAACTTAGTGTATTAGATACTGATTTAATTTTTACAGCTATTCGTATTGCTACTTTTGGTTCAGATATGCAAGTAGAAAAAACTTGCCAGCATTGTGGTGAGTTAGGCGAATATACTATAGATCTAAATCGTTTGATTGAGCATTTTAATCAAGTTAAGTTTGATAACAACTTAGTTTTAGATAATCTTGTAATTAAAATGCGTCCAATGACCTATGAGCAAAGCAACGATTTTGGTCTAAAGAATTTTCAACTACAACAAAAACTAGCACAAGCAAACAGAATTGAAAAAGAAGAAGAACAACAAAAAATTCTTAATGAGTTATTTGTTGAACTAGGTGCTATGCAAAATGAATTGTATAGTCTAGCTATCGAAAGTATTCAAACTGACAAAGTCAATGTAACAGAACGTGCTTATATTAATGAGTTTTTAGAAAATTGTGATCGAAGTGTGTTTGCTAGTATCAAAGCTCAGTTTGAAAAAAATCGAGATGCATTATCATTGCCTTCATTTACAGTTGAATGTAGTGATTGTCAAGGTTCTAACGAAATTTCTGTAACAATGGATCAATCAACTTTTTTCGGACAAGCCTAATCGGACTCCCCGCCCAGGAAATTCAAGAAGACTTGGTTAGGCTAGACAAATACATAAAAGATTTCAAATTAGAATTATATAGAATTAGTTGGTATATGCGGGGCGGGGTCACAGTAAATGACCTACTAGATCGATATAGTTACGAAGATAGAGAACTATTTTATAAAATCATTGCCGATAATTTTGAAAATACTAAAAATACCGGAATGCCATTAGTTTAATAACTGCCGCCTATACGTACAACTCCAGTACGTGCATTTTTCTGACGGCCGCCACCTATATCAGTCCATTGATCAGTATCTTGAGTTTGTCTATCGTCTTGTTGTTTTACAACAGCGTCATTGGCTTTTTCACTGTCTGTCTTGGCAGCTTTTTCAGCAGGAGTATTGCCTTGAATAGGTTTGTCTTTTGGATCTCTTCCACCTAGTACATGATCTTTGAATTCATCTACAATCCAAGTTCCACCAGCACCTAGTACACCTGCAATGTCTAAATCCCATTGACTGCCTTTTAGTCTAGGAAATACGTCACTTAAATGGAAGAAAGCAATTTTAGTAATCCATTGACTACCCCATTTACTATTGATAGCAACAATAGCGGCAGCGGCTGTAGTAGCATCCATGGCAGTAAGTACACCAATAATCCAACCTATTGTTTTTCCCGCAAAAGGAACATAGTGCAATAGTATTTTAAATATCTTAAGTACACCAGCTAGTGAACCTAATATTGCGGCAGTTTCAACCACTACAGCAATACGAGTAATCATCAAACCCATTAGTTGTTGGCGCTGATACTGATATTCTTCCTGTTTGATTTCATTGGCATTGTATAGTTCTTCAAGTTTACCAATGTTTGTATAATAGTCGTAGATAGGTTTTCCTACACTATAACCAAATCCTAGTGTAATAAACCACTTGACTACACTACCTATAATAGATCCAAGTACTCCAAAAAAGCCTTCTTCTTTAGCCGCTGTTTTTAGTGCAGTACTGCTTGCTTTAGTAGCTCGTGGTATTGCTTTAAGTCCAGTTTTTACTGCTTGTTTACCACCTAATCGAGCACCTGTCTTGACTAACCAAGAAGCAAGTCCTTCATCAGATCTTACATTATTTTCAACTAATTCATGGATTTTCATAAAGATATTTATCGTTAACTTGTAAGAAGAACTTGCGTTCTTCTGTTCATCGCTTTCGCTCGAACTATTAAGAAGTAGTTAATGATATTATAAACGCGAAGCGTTAAAGTTTCATGTAGATTGTTTTCAGTCAGACGGAACCGTTTTACGGGTTCCATCTAATAGCTTCATGTGAGTTGCACCCAGCCGAGACTATGGAAATAGGTATTTTAACACTTGCTTTATGGGCTCTGACCTTTCCCTACCTACGTCGACATCGCGGAGTTACCGCTACCTTCAGCTTCGTTCCTAGTGCTTGAAGTTTTTAAAAGCAATGCGTGTGTTCTTAGATGCCAACAGCACCTGATATCAACGGATACCCCAATTGTGTGATGGGTCCATCAATATGTTACGTGTCCGGTTTATTCCCCGGTTTTTCCACAGCGGTATTACAAACTGGCCCGCTAACCTTAAGTGTTGGAGTTATATCTGCGGTAAAGTTCTTTTTCCGCAAGTTCCCTGTGGATGCCTGTGATGTTGTCTACGACCCAGCCTAAATAATCGACTGATAATGATTTAATTGATTTTCCATAGTGCTTGCCTTTTAAGCTCCAGATGCCAGATTCGACAAACATACCAAAGTTTTTACGTGCTGGGTCATTCCACTCTAAATCTCGAGCGGTCTGTTGGTCACTTTGACGTTTTACCTTTTCCCAGTTCAGCTTTGCCATGTTCCAATAATGCTTGTCTTAATACGTTACTGCCGCCGACTCTTACATTAATGATGCCATTGTAATAGTCATCAGTTTCAAGTACCCTGCGGTCGAATTGTTCCTTAGCCTCTATGTATGACGTTTCTGCTTTTGATTTACAATAATATAGTATTTCTCTGCGAAAGTTTTCTTGACCTAACTGCGCGATATCTCGATTTAGTTCAGGCGAACTACCATAATAAGTGCGCCAATCACTATCGATTTTACCACGGATTTTCTTTTTTTTCTTAGTGCCGTTTTTTAATTTTACTGTTCGATAAGTAGTTTTAGAAAATTTAGCTAGTTTTTTGCCTATGTACTTACGACCCGAGACGGTGTTTGTTATCAAATATACAAACCCAACACAGTCTTCGGGAAGAGTTTCAACGATTTCATTCATATAGTACCAGGACATTAACTATGTAGTTTATTCTGTCCCTGGTACCTCGCCATTTTGGTTTGCCTTACGTGCCCTCTTTTCCCTATCCAGCCACACACGATACTGCTGTACATGTGTGCGGCGTTCTTTTGCTATTATACGTATTTGCGCTAGCCAGTAGCGCATGTTTTCGCCTGCGATTCTTGTGCCTTTTGCTTGCCAGTCTTGATTAGCCTTAAAATATTCCTTAAACGCCGCCATGAGTCGTTCATGCGACTCTTCATTTTGATATGGAACGGGTTCAACGTGCTTACTCATTTACTTCTAAGTCGTTTGCATAGCTGGTAAAGCCATTTTCCTTAACTACTTTCAGCACGTTGTTAACACGGCCGATTAGTTCGTCCTTGTGACTGATTAGGAAAATGTTCTTCTTACGTTCACGAGCCATCTTTTTAAGTACGGCCAGTGCGCCTTCTACACCTGATGCATCCAAGCCGTTGTCAATAAGTTCGTCAACAAACAGCAAATTAATCTGCTGATATAGACTTTCCCATACATCACGGAACGCCCACGATAAGCCTAAAATCAATCTATTGCGCTCGCCACGTGACAAGTTGTCAAAGTCCAAGTCCTGCCCTAGCTGTGTGATCAATACTGACAAATCGTTTTGGAATATCACAGTATGTGGCAAGCCCATTTTGTCAAGATAGTAAGTTAGACGATTGTTCAAGTAAGCAAGATTCTGATCAATGATTTTCTTGCGGATAAAGCTATCTTTTGACGTCAACAGCTTGAGCAAGAACTCCTGATGATCCTTGAGTGCAGTAAGTTCGTTAACACGATCCCAGGTGATTTCCTGTAGAGCTGTGTCAGTTAGCTCGTCAATTTGCTCTTGATAATGATCAGTTTCTCCAGCTTTAATAGTCAACTGTGTTTCAAGAGTTTTAAGATTATTTTGATGTTTAAGTGCTTGTTCTACTGTGTCGTAGTAAGTGTCAGGGCGTCGAGCGATTTCACCTAGGGTGGCGATTTCCTGTGTAATTTTAGCTAGATCTTGTGTGACCTTGTCAAAGTATTTTTTCGCTTCTTCAAGGTGCCCTTGTGCTGTGGCAGTCATTTCTTCATGTTTGTGATCATGTAGTTGTTGCTCACAGGCGTGACAGGTCTTACTAGCCAATAAGGCAAGCTCGCGATCATACTTCGTGACGCTTCGCTCCGCTTGCGCTATCGCGCTTTCTAACGTAGCACGTTCCTTATTTAGGCTTTTCAGCTTCGCTGCCTTTTCATCATAGGCTTTTAGCTCGGCATGCTTCGCAAGCTCAGCGTCAATATCTACGCTTTCTAATTCAATGATAGCACGGCCGATTTTTTCTAATTCGTTAGCATGTTGAGTATTCCAAGCACTTTGTTTAGTCAGTAAATTATCAATACTTTTCTGAATATTTTCGTTGGATTTCTTTATTGCTTCAATATTAGCAGATTCTTGTGTAATAGAATCCTTAGTAGTACGGATCATTTCTTTTAGTGTTTCTGCTTTTTCACTCAGCAATGTAATACCTAAAAGTTGTTCAATGATTATACGTTGATCATTGGCCTTCATACTTAAGAAAGGCTCTGTATAAGTGTTCAATGCTACAATGTGCTTGAACATATCGTGACTCATACCTAGCAAATCATCTAGGTCTTTTTGTGTTTCACGCATGTCACCTTGGGCATCATCAGTTTCTTCACTTTCCTGAGCTTGGTCATTGACAAAGAACTGCATTATAGTAGGTTTGCGACCACGTTCAATACGATAATCTATGCCATCTTTTTCAAAGGTTAGTGTTACTAACATACCTTTGTTATTGATCTTGTTAATAAGATTATCTTTTTTAATGTTAGTTAACGCTTGTCCAAACAATGCAAAACTTAGTGCATTAACGATAGTAGTTTTACCTGTACCGTTACGTGAACCACTGTCGTCTCCGCCCTGGTCTAAATTTTCACCTAGAACTAGTGTTAGGTTTTCCTGTGCGAAATTAACTGCTTGGGTTTGATTACCCACGCTCATAAAGTTACGTACTGTTAGTTCTTTTAATTTTATCATAGGCTGTTATAAATGGCAAGAAGTGTATTCTTGTCGTAAGTGTCGCTTTCAATGTTAACAATCTGACTGCTAACAATTTGATCTACGCTTTCAAAACTTTGTATATCGATGTTAGTATTAATTTCAACATCTTTTCGTTCTGTAATTAAAGTCAATTCACGGATATCATAATCACTAATAAATTTTTCTTTAATAAAACTAGCTTCTTCGTAGGTAATATCAATATCTAAAGTAACACGTAAATGTTGTTTAGGTTTAATAATTGTATCAGCTTCGTCGATCAACTGACTTAGTTTTACAGTTCTAAATGTAGGCTGATTATTCCATGTATGATATTCAGGTTCTTTGCCCCATTCTAATACCATCATGCCACGTTCGTCATCCCAAGTATCTGCATAGTTGTGTGGGAACGCATTACCAATATAAACAATATTACCTTTTTGCTGACGTTTATGAAAGTGTCCTGAAAATACATATTCGGGACCTACAAAGTCTTCTGCTCTAAGCTCACCGTGATCCGGCATTTGAATCATTGCATTCATATAAAATAACGGTAATTCAAAGTGACCAAACACATATTTGCTTTTAAGCTCTTTCATTTTACGCCATTCTTCCCCCACAAGCCAGGGGCAGAGCGTAACATTTCCAATAGTAGTAGGCTCGTGTACGACAGTAATGCCAGGAATGTATTTTCCAAATTCCACAGAGTGTATGTCTCTTTTATCTTTATAATACAAATCATGATTACCAGGAAAGAAGTAGAACTGATCAAACGCTTGTCCCAACTTCTCCAAGGCCCTAAGGCTATAATCCATTGTAGTAATATTAAGGCTATTACGATTATGATGCCAATCGCCCATAAAGATACCTGTATCACAACCTTCCTCCTTTGCTTTGGCAATATACCAATCTACAAATTCTTCGCAGTCTTGATTATGTGTACTACTATTGCTTTTGAGACCAAAGTGTATGTCTGTAAAACACGCCACTTTCTTGAATAAATTACTCATCTGAATTTCCATAACGTTTCATTGCGGCTTCATGTTCTCCAGCACCAGTACGACTGTAGCTAGGATTCATACCGTTAATTTCTAAAATATCATCTCGGATATTCTGATTGCGTTTTTCAATATTAATAACACGAACAAAACTATTAGTAACAGCCGCAGTAAAGTAAGCAAATGGATTGTCTGATTTACTTTCGTCAAATTGTAATCCAATTTGTGTTAACTGCAAAATGGCTTGTCCTTTCATTTCATCATTGTAAGTGTACCCACGAACGTTACCACGGGTTGCATAACGCTCGCATAACTTTAACATCATTCGTGCTAAATTGTTAGTAATTTGGCCAGCATCTTTGTCAAATTTTCCTTTGACTAAATCGCCTTTCCAATGGCTTTTTCCTACGCAAACTAGATCGTCTGTATCGTTAAATTTCCAATGTTGGAACGGAGGAAAGTTAACTTTATCTCTGTGATCTGCTACGCTCTTGGGATTTTTCTTACGGGTATTATTCAAAGGAATATGATCAAAAGTCATAATCCTGAAGATTAACTCTGTCTTTGGAATTTTTTTATAATCGATTTCACAGTCTGCTTGTTTGATTTTCTCACCAGCTTTTTTGCGAGTTTGATAGTCTAAATCGCCTAGTCGTTTAGCTCGATTTCGCTTGGCTTCTGCAATACTACGTATATTAATTTTATCTACGCTAGGTAAAATGATATCATATTGATGATATTCTGGGCTAGTAAACACACAATAACTGCTTTTTGATTTGTGTATTTCTGCTAACATGTCTTTGTTATTAAGATAGTTAACTTTTGCGGGTGTTGTTATAGTCATCCTTTTCCGTTCCTATGATGTGTTATTATAAACTACGTAGTTAATAAAGTCAAATAAATAATATACCAAAAGGATATTATTATGGCATTCGGCGACAATTTAGTACAAAATATAGGTGCTTCACAAAATTTGATAGGTGCTGGCTCAAATGCTATTAATGTAGCTAGTAACTTATCGAGTGCATTGAGCGCAGGATACGCTAGCGGGGGTGTAATGAGCGCCATTCGCAGTATTGATTTACCAACTGCTGGTGCGGCTGTTGGAGATATTGTTAGTGCAGTAGCCACGTTTGGCGGTGATGCAAATGCTAACGATTGGCGTGTTAGAATGAGCTTGCCAACTTGGCCTAGTTTTTCTTCTAGTCCTGTACTTAAACCTTTGAAAGACGCAGGCGGATTAATTTTTCCTTACACTCCTCAGATTACAATTACAAGTAAAGCTAGCTATACCAATATTCCAGTAACGCATACAAACTATACGTTTAAAGCATTTCAAAGTAGTGATCCTGGTGAAATACAAATTACTGCACCTATGAACGTTGAAGATGCTACACAAGGATTGTATTGGATTGCCGCGGTTCATTATTTACGTAGCCTTACCAAAATGTTCAGCGGAAATGATCCAAAGGCAGGCAATCCTCCGCCGGTTGTTATGCTTAACGGCTATGGAAATTATGTTTTTAAAAATGTGCCAGTAGTAGTTACAAGTTTTACAACACAATTAGATTCTAGTTGCGATTATATCGGTGTTAATGTTGTAGGTAGTGCTGCCGGATCTACAGAAGGTGTAGCCGATTCTATCGGAGGTCTTGCAAGTAGTTTAGGAGGAGCCATTCCAGGCATCAGTGGTATTACAGATACTATAAGTAATATCGCCGGCGGAGTTGGACAAGTTGCCGCTCTTGCAGGAACATTTGGATTAGGCGGAACTACCAGTGGAGGTGTAACACACGTTCCTACTAAGAGTAGCTTTAGTGTAACATTGCAACCAATGTACAGCAGAAATAGCGTTAAAAACTTTAGTCTTGATAGATTCGTTCAAGGCGGATATCTTAATAATTCTTTTGGATATATCTAACATGGCAGCAAATTATACAAATGTTAGTCCTTGGTATACAACTCCAATTACTAACAACTATTTAGATGTACTGACTATTAGACCAGTACCAGCATCTGCCGACGATTTTTTATATACAATACAACCTCAATATACTTACAGACCAGATTTATTAGCATTTGATTTGTATAAAAATGCAGGACTTTGGTGGGTGTTTATACAACGTAATCTTGATGTATTACAAGATCCTATACTTGATTTTGTTCCTGGCGCACAAATCTATATACCACAAGGTACAGGGTTAGCAACATTATTAGGATTATAAAATGAGTTTAGATAACGTTTCTGGATTAATTGATTCGGCAACTGCAACAATTCAGTCTGGTGTTACGGCTGTTGGTAATACAGTATCGAGTATTGGCTCGAGTGTAAGTAGTATTGTATCACAAGGTCCTGCTAGTGCGTTAAGTGGAATCGGTGATACAATATCTGGAATTTTTCAATCGTTATCAAGTTTCATTAAACCATTAAGTGGAGTAGCATTACCAATTCCTAATCCTCTATTTGCCTATGCAAGTTATGATTATATTCTTGGTATCGGTGTATTAACAGATGCACAGCTTAACAACCCATCATCATATATTAGTTCAAATAGTTATCCTTTAATATGTAAATCAGCAAATGCAAGTCCTAGTAATAGAATTAACACTCCATACGGAAAATTTGATTTTTTTATAGACAATTTAGAAATGAAAGGTGTGTTAACAGGGCAAGGCGGAAAAAATTCAAGTCTTACAAACATATCATTTGATATTATTGAACCATATAGTATGGGCCTATTTTATATTGCTTGCCAACAAGCGGCTCAACAAACAGGGCATGATAACTGGCGTGATGCTCCATTTTTACTTACAGTTGATTTTGCTGGTAATACAGAAACTGGTAGTATGGTTAGTATTCCTGGCACTAGTCGTAAAGTTGTTTTTAAATTTACTAATTTAACTATGAAGGTTAATGAAAAAGGTGCAACATATAATTGTGAAGCATTCGTGCAAGGAGCTCAAGCACATACTTCAGAATATGCAAGTCTTAAAACAGACGTATCTGTTAAAGGTACAACTGTACAAGAAGTTTTACAAACAGGAGATAAAAGTTTACAAGTTGCTGTTAATCAACGTTTACAAAAATTAAAACAAGATAAAGTTGTTGATGTTCCTGATGAAATTATTATTTTATTTCCTAAAGATATTTCATCAGGTACGACTGGTTCTACACAATCAACTGATTCAGAAAATAACACTACTGCAACACAGTCAGTTGATTCACCAACAGCGCAAGCAGTTTTTACTAAGTTAGGATTGCAACGTAGTGCAAGTAATAAAACATTAGTGCAAGCATCGACAGATTGTAATGCTATTGGTTCTGCTTCGCTTACCTTTGATGAAATTAAAAAAGGAGATCCTAGTTTTGGTTCAGAAAATCAAATCTATGATTCAACAACAAAAACATATATTCGCGGAAAAAATACAATAGATCCTAAAAGCAGTGAATTTAAATTTACTCAAGACAGTGATATTCCTAATGCTATCAATCAAGTACTGTTAAAGAGCGATTATGCAAACAAAGCATTGGATGCCGCAAATGTAACTCCTGAAGGTATGCGACAATGGTGGCGCATAGACACACAAGTGTATAATATTGGAACTACTCAGAAAGCTACTGGTAAAAAACCTAAATTAATTGTATATCGAGTAGTACCTTTCCAAGCACATACTAGTAAAGTAATGCCTCCTAATACTAAAGCCCCGGGTTTTGAAAATTTAAAAGCACAAGCCGCTAAAGTTTACAATTACATATATACTGGAAAAAACGTAGATGTTATAAAATTTGATATAGAATACAATGCAAGTTTTAGTACAAGTTTGCCAGCTGGCAGTTTAGCAAATACACAAGATAATAAGAATGCGGCAGCTCAAGGCGGTGCAAAAGAAAAAACAGTTCCAACAGTTACAGTATTAGAACCTGGATCAAATCCTTCATCAAAGTTGGGAACAAATCCAACACAAAACAAATATTCTGGAACAACACAAGCTACTGATAAAAAAGGTGGTGGTGGATCAGAAGATCAAAAAACTCGCGCGGCACGTATATGGCACGATGCAATTAATGGCGGAACAGACATGCTACAACTTAATATGGAAATTATAGGAGATCCATATTATATAATGCAAAGCGGTGCTGGCAATTATACATCTCCTCCAAGCCAATACAGCAATGTTAATGCAGACGGAACTATGAATTATCAAAACGGAGAAGTTGATATTATAGTTAATTTTAGAACTCCTATTGATATTAATCAAACCACAGGATTATACGATTTTGGCGGCTCTGCAGGATCTAGCGCACCTATAATGGCGTTTAGCGGATTGTATTGTATAAACAATGTTACTAGTCACTTTAAACAAGGAAAGTTTACACAAACACTAGAAGGTTTTAGAAGACCAGGACAAGAATTAACTGCAACTGGTAAACCATTATCTACATCAGATAGTAAAGTTAATGCAAATAATCCAGATGGTACTGGAGATAAAACCGCCGCTCCTAGCAATGGATAACAAGGTATATAAATGACAGATAAGAATTATGATTACGTACCTTCGGGCGATGCAGAACAAAAACCTGGCCCGTTTTTAGCAAGGATTGTCAGTAATCTCGATCCTACTTACATGGGAATTTTAGAAGTTGAAATTCTAAGACCAGCAGGTGGTGATGGAGTTGAAAGTCAATTACACCAAGTAAAATACATGAGTCCGTTTTATGGAGTTACTGGTGTTAAGTATGTTCAGCAAGATCCTAACGATTATAATAATACACAAAAAAGTTATGGAATGTGGATGATTCCTCCTGATCCAGGAACTACAGTTGTTGTATTTTTTATCGATGGGGATCCTCGTCAAGGTTATTGGATAGGATGCGTTCAAGATGAAAATATGAATTTTATGTTGCCAGGTATTGCGGCCACACAAAATACTGTTGAAGGAGATTATCCTAGAGCACCTGTTGCAGAATACAATAAACAAGTTAATGATACTCCTAGCGATCCAACACAAATTAAAAAACCTACACATCCATTAGCAGATGTATTAAACAGTCAAGGTTTAATTAATGATGATATCCGCGGTCTTACTACTAGTAGTGCAAGACGTGAAGCACCTAGTATGGTGTTTGGAATTAGCACACCTGGACCGCTTGATAAACGTCCTGGCGCAAAACAAGGCCCAGTTGGAAAAATAGAACATTTAATTCCAAATGCTCCAGTAAGTCGTCTTGGCGGAACAACTTTTGTAATGGATGACGGCGACGATAAATTTTTAAGGATGACAAAAGCAGGAGATGGTCCTCCAACTTATGCCGCAGTAGAACAAGGAGACACTAGCGGTGATCCAACAATTCCTCATAACGAGCTAGTACGTATTCGTACACGAACTGGTCATCAAATTCTTTTGCATAATAGCGAAGATTTAATTTATATTACTAACAGTCGTGGCACTGCTTGGATAGAATTAACTAGTAATGGAAAAATTGATATCTATGCAAAAGATAGCATTAGCTTGCATACAGAGAATGATTTTAATATTACTGCTGACAGAGATATTAATTTTACTGCCGCAAATAATATTAATCTAAATGCTGGTGTTAACTTTAATGCTACTGCCGGAACTAACTATGAAATTAAAGCAGGAGCAGACGGGAAGTTAACCACAGGCGGAAATAGTAATATTAATGCTGGCGGAAATCACGTTGAGACTGCATCTGAAATTCACATGAACGGCCCGGCTGCCGATACTGCTCAAGATGCTCCTAAAGCTGGAAGAATACCGCAAACAGAACCTTGGGCTGGACACGAAAATTTAGATCCTGCTAGCTTTACACCAGATAATACTCAAGCTACTGATAGTCCAACAACACCTGCTCCGGCAGCATTTGGTATGTATACAACAACTACAGATACTTTTAACAAAGTTCAAGGAGGAAGTTAATGGCTTCTACATTATATAAAAAGATAGTTTTACCAGCAGTTTCTTCTCGAGCACCTGATATTTCTGGATCTAAAACCTATAGAGGATTTAGTACTGTTAGTACTGATACTGAGAATTTTGCATTGTATGATTATCAACTGATTAAACAGGATTTGCTAAATCATTTTTATGTTCGTCAGGGTGAAAGACTAATGCAACCAGAATTTGGCACAATTATTTGGGATCTATTGTTTGAACCTTTAACAGATATAGTTAAAGATTTAATATTACAAAATGTTAATGAAATCATAAATTATGATCCTAGAGTTCAAGCTGGAAATGTAGTTATAACACCTTATGATACCGGGCTACAAATAGAGTGTACGCTAATATATAGTCAATATAACCTGCAAGAACAGTTGCAATTACGGTTTGATCAAGCCAACGGACTACTTGTACAATAAACTACGCACATAATTTTAATCGATAAATATCATTATTAGGATACATTATGAGCTCAACGGATAGACTAAACAACCTGCTAGTGAGCGAAGACTGGCAAAAAATTTATCAATCATTTAAAAACGCAGACTTCCAAAGCTACGATTTTGAAAATCTGCGCCGTACAATGATCAATTATATCCGTACGAATTTTCCAGAAGATTTTAATGATTATATCGAAAGTTCGGAATATCTAGCGTTAATCGATGTCATTGCTTTTCTTGGGCAAAGTATTGCATTTCGTGTTGATTTAAATGCTCGTGAAAACTTTTTAGAACTAGCAGAGCGCCGTGATAGTGTATTACGTTTAGCTCGTATGATAGGTTATAATCCTAGTAGAAACGTTCCAGCAAGTGGTTTATTAAAAGTAAATGCAATAAGCACAACAGAAACTGTATTAGATAGTAATGGAATTAATCTAGCAGGACAATATATTACTTGGAACGATCCAAGTAATATTAATTGGTACGATCAATTTATTAAAATAATTAATTCAGCATTATTGACAACTAATCAATTTGGCAATCCAATTGATCAAGCTAGCATTTATGGTATTAGTGCCGGACAATATAGATTTAATGGTGCTAATAACAACGTTCCTGTTTATAGTTTTAGTAAAACTGTAGCTGGACGAGTAATGAATTTTGAAATAACCAGTACTACATTTGCAAATCAATCATACATTTACGAAGAACCTCCTTCGATTGGCAATCAAATTGCATGTGTTTATCGTGATGACGGCTTTGGAGCCGGTAGTCCTAACACAGGATTCTTTTTTAACTTCACACAAGGTACATTAAATCAAGCAACCTTCATAGTTAATCAGCCTACAAGTAACGAAACAATCGATATTGATACTCAGAATATTAATAATACTGATGTATGGCTATGGCAATTAAATCAAAGTACAGGATTAGAGGATACGCTTTGGTCTCAAGTTCCTGCTCTAACAGGTAATAATATTATCTATAATAGCTTAAACAATAAAATAAAAACAATTTATAGTGTTATTACTCGAGCTAACGATACAGTATCGTTATCATTTTCTGATGGAACATTCGGACAATTACCATTAGGAAATTTTAGAGTTTATTACAGAACCAGTAATAATTTAACATATACAATTAATGCTTCGGATATTTTAAATGTTTTAATTACAATTCCTTACACAAGTAGTAAAGGTCAAACTGAAACTTTAACATTAAGTCTTGGACTAGTTACTAGCGTTTCTAATAGTTCTGCAACTGAAACAAATGCAAGTATTAAAACCAATGCTCCACAAACATATTATACACAAAATCGTATGGTTACTGGAGAAGACTATAACATCAGTCCATTATCAGTTACACAAAAAGTTGCTAAAGTTAAATCTATTAATAGAACAGCTAGCGGTATTAGCCGTTATTTTGATTTAGTTGATCCAACTGGAAAATATTCTAGTACTAATTTGTTTGGTGACGATGGAATTATCTATCAAGAATCTTATACATCAACTACTAATTTTTCTTATCTAACTAAAACTGATATCGAAGGTATAATTTACAACACTATATTTCCAATATTAAATACTCCTGATTTACGTAATTTTTATTATGCAAATTACATTAACTATATTACAGAAAGTCTTAATATTTCTTGGTATAATAAAACTAGCGATAGCAATAGCAGTACAGGATATGTAGGATCTTCATCAGACGCAGTACCATATAAAGTTGGATCGTATACAAGTACGGATTTAAAATATTTTACTACTGGTGCGTTAGCAAAATTTGTAGCACCTACTGGTCAATATTTTAATACAAACAACGACAATAAATTATTGTCAATACCAGTTGTTAACGGAGTTCAACAAGCTCTGCCTTCAGGCGGAACAACTTATATTTGGGCTCAAGTAGTATCTATTACTACAGACGGAACAGCTAGCGGTACTGGTCTGTTATCAACAGGGTTTGGTCCAATAACGCTTAACAAGATTGTTCCAACTGGAGCTGTAATTAATCAAATTATTCCACAGTTAAATGTGACAATACAAGCATCAGTTGTTACAACAATGATTGATTTAATTTTTAATAACAAGCCATTTGGCCTTCGTTATGATGCTACTACACAAAGCTGGCAAATTATTTTTGAAACTAACTTGAATACTACTAGTGCATTTAGTTTAGGTAATCAAGGAGATATTACTAATTCGCAGTTAGATTCTAGTTGGATATTATTGTTTACAACTAACAATCAGTATTATACTGTAAATTCTCGTTTACTGCGCTACATCTTTGAAAGCAATAAAGAAATAACTTTCTATTTTGATAGTACACAAAAAGTGTATGACACAGTAACTAGCAATACAATTTTAGATAGTTTAAAAATTTTAAGCATCAATACTCAGCCGGATAATACAATCCCATTTACAACTGATATGGCTTGGCAAATTATCAGCGAATATAACGGTGCAGATGGATATACAGATCCAAGTAAAATTGTTGTAGCATTTGCTGACAGTGAAAATAATGGTATCGTAGATAACCCACAATTATTTTTAGATATTGTTTCTCCAACAACTAATAGTTTACAAAAATACATCATTCAACAAAAATATTTAATAAGTGCCGGACAAGAAGATTATCAATATGTTAGCAATGCTGACAATACTGTGATAATTTTAAGTACTCAAAGTAACGTTGGATCTTTGACTCAATATACTGACGGACAATATTTTTATTTTGTTGATAAACAAGTCGTAAAAAAATACGATGCATCAACAAGCACTTTAAATCCGACACTTGATTATAAAGTATTTGTTGGACGTGACAATTTAAAATTTCAATATATTCATAATGCTGACTATGATAGTCGAATCGATCCAGGTGCAAGTAACATCATGGACATTTATGTATTAACTACAGCATATGATACACAATTTAGACAATGGTTATCAGGAGCAAACGTTGATGAACCATTGCCTCCAAGTAGTACAGAACTTAATAATTTATTAGGTACAGACTTAAATTTAATTAAATCTATTTCGGATGAAATTGTATATCATCCAGTTAGTTATATTTTATTATTTGGATCACAAGCCGACCTTAGTTTGCAAGCTACATTTAATGTAGTAAGAAACCCAAGTAGTACTGCAAGTGATAATGACATTATTTCAAGAATAATCACAGCAATTAATCAATTCTTTGCTCTTGAAAATTGGAATTTTGGAGATACATTCTATTTTTCAGAATTATCGACTTACGTTGTAACACAATTATTACCAGATATTACTAATTTTGTAATTGTTCCTAAACAAGGAAATCAGTATTTTGGCAGTTTATTTGAAATCCAATGCCCTAGCAATAAAATATTCATCAGTTGTGCAACAGCATCTGATATTAATATTGTTGCAGGGCTAACATCTGATAATTTAAAAACAGTAACAGGTTCAGCATTAAATTCAGTAGTAACAAATCAAAACATTACTAGTGCAACATTCGGAGTAACTAATGGCTAATAGTCAAGACGCACAAAAAGGTAATACTAGTCTTAGTATAAAGTTTCTTCCAACATTTTATCAAACTAGTGCCAACAGAAAATTTTTACAAGCTACTGTTGATCAACTTTTCCAGCCCGGCACAGTAAAGAAAATCAATGGATATATTGGTCGAGAAAATGCTAAAAGTGCCACAGGTACAGATATCTATATTACTGCTCCAGAATCTGATAGACAGAATTATCAATTTGAACCTTCTATAACAATTAAAGATTCGTTAGGTAATAATACTTTCTTTAAAGATTATATTGATTATATTAATCAAGTTGGTGTATTTGGTGGCAACACATCTAATCATGCTAGGTTAAACAAGCAAGAATTTTATAGTTGGAATCCACATATCGATTGGGATAAATTTGTTAATTTTCAAAATTATTATTGGCTACCGTACGGACCTGACACTATTAAAATTGTAGGTCAGCAACGTGCCATTGAAAGTACTTATACTGTCTCAATTGAATCTGAAATTAATAACAATGAATACGTCTTTACTCCTAACGGATTTACACGTAATCCTGTATTAAAATTATACAGAGGACAAACTTATATATTTGAAATCAATAGTCCTGGAAATCCATTCAGCTTTAAAACTGCACGTAGTATAGGAACTTCTGATAGATATCTTACAAATTTTATTGATAATTATGGAGTAGAAGTTGGAACTGTTACATTCACTGTTCCTCTAGATGCTCCATCATTGATGTATTATCAAAGTGAAACAGATATTAATCTAGGCGGCGCCATAGAAGTTCTAGATATTTCAGATGATACTTATATTGATATTACTAGTGATTTATTAGGAAAGAAAACTTATAAACTTCCTAACGGAACTTATTTAAGCAATGGTATGAAAGTAGCATTTGCAGGAAATGTTACCCCTTCAAGTTATGCATCTGGAGAATATTATGTCGAAGGCGTTGGAACTTCAATTAAATTAATTTCAACAACAACTTTAGAAGTTATCAACTCTTATACTACAGAAGAAACTATTCCTTTTGATAGCGATAAATTTGATACAAATCCGTTTAGCGATGCTACTGGATTTGCAGGAACTCCAGATTATATTTTAATTAACCGTGCAAGTACCGATTATAATAATTGGAGTCGTTACAATCGTTGGTTCCATAAAGATGTAATAATATCTAGTGCATCTTATAACGGCAATGTTGCTAGTTTAGATCAAAAAGCAAGAGCTATTCGCCCTATTATTGAATTTGAAGCAAATTTAAAATTAGCTAATTCAGGAACAACTGCAATATCTGACATAGATATAGTAGACGATTATACAACAGATGCGTTTTCAGTTATAGAAGGAAGTTTTGGATATAACGTTGACGGAATTCCTCTTGCACAAGGTCAGCGTATTATTTTTACAGCAGACGAAGATAGACTAATAAGAAATAAAATTTTTGAAGTACAGTTCTTAGATGTATTACATTTAAGTTCAGGTAGTCGTCAGATACATTTAGCTGAAATTACTGATCCAGCAACATTGACAAATATAATTCCAGTAGTTTTAGTTAAATCTGGTGTAAAATATCAAGGTAAATCTTTTTGGTATAACGGAACTACTTGGGTATTAGGCCAGCAAAAAACTACAATCAATCAAGCACCTTTGTTTGATGTTGTGGATTCTAACAAAATTAGTTATGGAGATACTAGTGTATATAATGGATCTACATTTGCTGGAACCACATTGTTTTCTTATAAAATAGGAACTGGATCAAATGATTCTGCATTAGGATTTCCATTAAGTTATAGAAATATTAGTAACATCGGTGACATTGTTTTTAATTTTACACTGACTACTGATAGTTTTCAATATAAAGAATCTACAGCAGTTATTACACAAGACATTAATGTAGGTTATTTGATCAAACAAGACTATGCAGGAAACTTAGTTTATCAGAACGGATGGACTACTTGTACAGTTCCAAACACACAAGCCGCCATTAGAATTTATAAAAATTCAGGATTAACAAATAATTTTAATATTGATATTTTTGATGATATTACAAATCTTTCTGATTTAGTTGTAAGAATTTATGTTAACGGTAAAAGACTTGATCCAACATTATGGTCTATAAGCAACGGCCCTCAATATAAAGTTGTTAATTTAACAACTGCTATTGGTACATCCGATGTATTAACAATTCGTGCATTTGCCGCTCAACCGATAAATGCTAACGGATATTACGAAATACCTTTAAATTTACAAAATAATCCGTTGAATAATACAATGGGTGATTTTACATTAGGTGAAGTTATTGACCACGTAGAATCTATAGTAGATAATTTATCAACTACATTTGTTGGAAGTTTTCCAGGTTCTGGAAACTTAAGAGATCTTGGATCTATTACTCAATACGGTACTAAATTTGTACAACATAGTGGCCCTTTAAGTACTGCTATCTATCATATTACTACAGAATCGAATAACATGATCCGTAGTATTGAACAAAGTAGAGATGATTACAGTAACTTTAAACGTAATTTTATTAAAACTGCTACGAATCTTGGCATCGATGGAGATCCAGTTACACTAGTTGATTTGATTATGCAAAAATTGAATAAGGATAAGCCTAATACTGCTCCTTATTATTTTAGCGATATGATTCCGTATGGCGCCGCAGTGAAAACTAATCTTACTGTAGTTGATCATCGAATTAAACAATACCCATTAAGCTCTGTTTTTACATTAGATGTATTGTCAAATAAAGCTGTAGGTGTTTATCTAAATGGTGTACAACTAATTTACGGACAAGATTATACATTTAGCGATCAAGGATTTGTTATTATTGATTCTAGTATATCAATGAATAACGGAGACACTATCACTACAGTAGAATACGATAGTACAGATGGATCTTTTGTTCCAGCTACGCCTACCAAATACGGTATGTGGCCTGCTTATACTCCAAAAATTTATTTAGATACTACTCTAGTTACACCTCAAATGATGATACAAGGGCACGATGGAAGTCTTGTATTAGCATACGGTGATTATCGTGATAATTTAATTTTAGAATTAGAAAAACGTATCTTTAATAATATTAAAGTAAAATACGATCCTACTATTTTTGATATTGCTGATATTATTCCTAGCTACAATCGAACTAATGATTATAGTTTAGCAGAATTTAATAACGTATTGTCTTCAAATTTTTATAAATGGATTAGTTTAACTGGTCAAGATTTTACACTACCGCTTAACTACGATTTAAACAATTCGTTTACATACAATTATTCTAATTCGGCAGCACCAGATGGCACTCCTCTTCCAGGTTATTGGAGAGGAATTTATCGTTATCTATTAGATACCGACCGCCCTAATTTATGTCCTTGGGAAATGTTAGGATTCAGTATTCAACCAAGTTGGTGGGTAGAAAAATACGGTCCTGCTCCTTATACAGGTGATAATTTACCAATGTGGCAAGATATTAACGATGGCATGGTTCGTGCTCCAAATAGTCTTCCATACAAAGTTCCTAAGTATGCTAAACCATTTTTAATGGAGCATATTCCTGCAGATAGTGATGGTTTATTAAAGAGTCCACTATTTTCAGGATTAGCATTTGGCCCTATTACACAAAGCGTTGATAATAATTTTGTGTTTGGCGATGTTGCTCCTGTTGAAAATGCATGGCGCAGAAGTAGTTACTATCCTTTCAGTGTAATACTTGCAAGTACTTTATTAACTCCTGCAAAAACTTTTGGTTTATTATTAGACAGATCACGTATAGTTAGAAATCTTGCTGGACAATTAGTTTATAAAGATACAGGATTACGAATTCGTCCTCAGGATATTTTAATTCCTAGCATTTATTCAAGTACCAAACGAGTACAAACTGCGGGTATTATTAACTATACAATTGATCATATTTTAAATTTTATCTTTAGTAATAATGTAAAGTCTTATAATACATACGTTAGTGATTTATCTAATTTAACAGCTCAATTAAGTTATCGAATTGGTGCATTTACTAGTAAAGATCAAATTAATTTATTATTAGATAGTAAGACACCGTTGAGTTCGGGTAGTGTATTTGTACCTCAGGAAAACTATCAAGTTATATTGAATAGTTCTAGTCCTGTTAAAAAGATAACTTATAGCGGTGTTATTGTTACTAAATTGCAAAGCGGATATGCTGTAAAAGGTTATAGCAGAACTCAACCTTACTTTACATATTATCCTTATATACAATCTGGGCCAACAATTAATGTAGGCGGCATTAGCGAACCTTATACTACTTGGACTACTGGTGAAGAATATGTTGCTGGTAGCGTTATTCAATTTGGCAATGTATATTATAGAACTCCAACAACTATAGTTGCAGGAACAACATTTGATCCAACACAATTTGTTTCTTTAGGAGCACTACCAGTTATTGGCGGAACAAATGCTATATTGAGAATACGTTGGGATAGATCAAGTCCGATTGTAGTTCCATACGGTACAACATTTAACACAGCACAAGAAGTTGTTGACTTCTTATTAGGGTATGGACGCTGGTTAAAAGATCAAGGATTTGTGTTTGATGATTTTAATACAAATTTACAAGCAATTTCAAACTGGGAAACTAGTGCTAAAGAATTCTTATTCTGGACAACACAAAATTGGTCGGCCGGTGCAAACAAGTGGAGCGATTGGGAACCAAATGTAGCAATTTCATATGGTACTGTTGTAAGATACAATGGAAATTATTATAGCGCATTGTATAATAATCCTCCGTCTAATGAATTTAATGAAAATTTATATGTTGTAGTTAACGGTATAGATGCTGTTGGCAATAGTGTGATTAGTTTAAGTCCTAGCGCAAGTAAATTAACGTTCACAACTCATTTAGAAGTAGTCGATGATATTAAAAATCAATTTTATGAATATGAAATTTTTAAAGTTGATGGAACACCTATACAACCACAATTTTTAGATAGCTATAGAAATGGCAATGTTGTAAACTATTCTCCAAGAACAACTGACGGAATTTATAGTGCTACATTCTATCTAATACAACACGAACATGTAGTTGTAGTTGATAATGCTACAATTTTTAACGATATAATTTATAATCCAGAAAGCGGATACAGACAAGAACGTGTAAAAGCCTCAGGGTATGTGAGTGTTGATTGGTACGGCGGACTAGATATTCCAGGTTTTATATTTGACGAAGCAATTATTCAAGCATGGCAACCATGGCAAGATTATGCA